ATTTGATGATGTTTCCTTGCAGGTAGTATTCAAACCCGTCACCTGTCGCCGCCGCGATTGCGTCAACGCATTCGATACCTGCTTGATTGTAGTGTGGCGGACTATTGACATTGTCCACTCCTGACGGGGGATTGTTCTCTCCGTAGTTTCCGTATTCGTCGAAGCCGCGCTTCTTCATGTATTCTTCGTGTCTCATCGTTCATCACCGCTGCCTTGTAACTTGTTACGGTTCTTACGGTCTTCTAGCTTACGCAAGTTCATGTACGCAATCTCTTCTAAGCTATAGCCCAAGTCCCGTGCTAATACTGCAACGTACCATAGCACGTCACCTAACTCTTTGGCAATGTGATTTTTGTAAAAGAGTTCCGGTTCACCGTCACGGTAAATCTTCTTCACCTTGTCAGCAACTTCTCCCGCTTCACCGGCAAGACCTAGCGTGGGGTACAGGATAGCATAGTTATCTGGATATATGGCAGTCTCTTCTGCTCTCATCTGGTATTCATCTAGCCTCATTGCTTTGCTCCAAAGTCAACCCTGACGACATTACCTTCTACCGTTTTCCGTATCTTGGGGTCTTCGATTTCAGCATCGTCTAGCATCTCTTCCCCTACCAATCGAAACTGAATAGCAGAAACACCACGATCATACACTTCGTCTGTGTGCATACGGATCATATCCAACGCACCTTCTTGTATGATCATAGCCGAATCGAAATCCTCTTCCTCTTCATAGGTTTTGCCTGTCGTATCGTAGGCAGACAAGGTAAATTCGTTTTCACCTGTTGACCGCAAGATGATATAGTACCTGTTAGGTAAAAGGGACATCACCTCTACGTTTCTTTCCAAGTCGGTTTCATCTGTCATTTTTTATACCAATCTGTTGGAATGGAACCCTCTGCCCATTCAAAGCCATGTCGTTCACACCAAGAAGCATACGTTGTTTTGCTGCCTTTGTAAATCTTATTCGACGCACGAACGAAAACAAAACGAATATCTAGATCGGGATGTTGTTTTTTTATAAGCACCATCTTGACCCTGTCATCTTTTGTAAGGTGCCCTTTTGCTTCGACGTATATGTCTGATTCTTCTAGGTAGAAATCTGGTGTATAATTGCGTGGGGCAGGTATATATTGAAACTTTGTTTCTTCGTACCTAAACGGCACTTTGTTTTCGGTGAGAGTTCGTGCTAAATTAAGTTCAAACTGTGACCGGTATCCGGCTTTTTTCAAAACTCTATTCCTATCGATGCTAGTCGTTGATTTAGATACCCTGCCAGTTTCGGGGATAGTCTTTCTATATTTGTAAGTTCTAACGTCAATGGATTCATTGGAACGCATACAATTGCTCCGTTGTAGGACATTCTACTGATGCCCTGAAGTTCTAGTTCTACCGTCTTTATGTCATGTGCGGCGGTTTCTTCTGTGAGGTGCCCCCCGTTTCCGTAATGTTCACGAAGGGTGAGGGGTAGTCCCTTTTCGTTTTGACGAAGCAGGACTACCCGCCGTTCTCCCCCATGCTTACGATGAGATTCAATATAGACGTGAAACAGATGAGGATTCATACCCATCAATTCTACATCGTAATTTCTAGTGAACAGGTACGGCATCACAATACTTTCTTCTTCAGGGTAGAGTACCATACTTGTGGTGGAGATTTGGCCCTTGACGTTACCCTGTCGTGCAGTACAGCGTTGGGCCAGCAATGATACCTGTAACCACACAGGTTACACTCTTTAGGTAGCACCTTATTTCCTGTAGATATGATCTCACCATCACGCTTGTAGGTTTCATCTTCAGGCTTATAAGGCTTGAATGGCTTTACCCGTGGGTCAGTAAGAAACTTGACACGTTCTGCTGCATCCAAGAGGTACGCATCTTTATCATCTTGTGACCAATCTGGAACCTCTACGACAGCAACCTGACCGCTAGATTTATTGACAACGATCCATCCACCAAACGGCAAACCGACTGCCTCACTGTACAGAAAGCCCTGCATAAGATAACCGAAAGGATCGTCTTCCTTTAGTTTATCGTATCCACCAAGCCCTGTAAATTTGTACTTAAAAGCCCAATCACTTGCAGACTTGATATCCCAGACCTTTTCCTGTCCAGTCTCATCACGGATGATGACATCCAAAGTTCCCTTAATTTTGGTGCCTGCTATATCTAGTTCTACCGCTTTTTGATAGTCCACGATATCAACACCCGCCTCACGCATGATTAGCATCAGGGCGGATTCAGTCAGATCACCAAATAAAAAACGGAACAGGGAGTTGTATTCCATCTCTTCGCGTATACCGTTCTTTTCTAGAACTTGCTGACATAAGGGTCTACCCAAGCCAGACATGCGAAGACGGAACTCTCCCTGTTCCCTTGTCAGTTGTTTATGGGCTGATTCGTTACATTCATCAGCAAATTTAGATAAGTTAGACAGGGAGACATTTGTGTCCCCCTGCCCTGCTTTCAACAGAAAGTCTTGGATTTTAAGCAGCGTTAACATTATCGAAGTCTGCTGCTAGATCAATGTCGTCATCGTCAGCAATTAACTTCGCCGCTTCACGATGCTGGTTCATAACGCTTTCGTTGTGTCCCTTTACGGTTTCAGCAAACATTGCCATAAGCTGCTTGTCTTCTTCCGTAATATCTGCCTCACCACTTAGAGTAGGCACGGGGGTCCAGAAAGTCACACTGCCATTTTTATGACGGTGTGTGGATAGCTTAACTTCACATTTCTGCATAAGCTTCTTCTGCTTAGTCAGGCTACCGATAAAGTCGTTAATCGGTTTGAATCCTGACCGCTTGAAGTACGCAACAACAGGCTGATCTGAAATAACTACTTCGTTACCATCAACATCTTTGAAGGTGCCGGAGATTTTACCGTACAACACTTGGTTGCACACTACGGCACGAGAGTTCAGGTATGCAATGTCGTCTTTAGGTAGACGATCTTCTTCTTCTCTTGTCAGGCGACCACACTTGTTGCCGCCCTGTGTGTCTGGAAACATACCAGATAAGGTAGGTTTCTGTACTGACTTAGAAGAGAACGTGCCGCTTTCCTGATCCCACACACTATATTCAAATGTGCGAAGAATAGGGCGTACCGTTACTTCTTCAGCGTAGATAAACCGACCATCAAGGTACATCTTCCACGAGCCACGAGGCAGGGACTTGCCATCCTCTGTCTCTGCATCATAGTTGATATTCAAACGAGGCAAGCCTACCTGACCGCTAGACTTACTAGAGCCTTGTCCACTTGCTTCCATCAACGCTTCTGTGTCGTCCGCGTTGAATGCTTCTACAATTTTGTCCATTTCGTTCATTTCTACTAGATCGTTCCCTAACATTCCATTCTCCTGTATTTAGGGTTGCAGAACAATATTACAGTTCTACTTCGGTTAAGTCAAGCCAATTCTCGCCTATTTTTAATTCAATTCCGACAGGCATGTCATACTCAATGCCATAGCGATTCATGGTCTCTTCAGGTAAACTCTTCATAGCATAGGCTAACAGCCCAATGCAAGCCTCTTTTTCATCTGGGTGTACATCTAAGACAATGGAATCATGTACAGTATTGCAGATTACAGAAATCATATTTCTCGAACGCATAGCATTGTCGAGGCGAACGAGGGCAGTCGGTAGCAGGTCAGCGGTAGCAAACCCCTGTACCGGATAGTTACAGATTGCAGTCCGGTTTGTGGCTGTCCCCCACTCTGTCCACCGCGCATAAGGAAAAGCATATTGCCTTCCGCTTGGAAGGGTGATTACTCGCTTCTGGACGGCCTCTCGCTGGAGTTGTTCGTGCCAAGCAGTCACACCCTCATACTTATCCTTGAACGCCCTGTAGTAGCGTTGTTGGGCCTCTGTGCCGGTGACGCCACCGTACAAAGGTTTGAAGGTGTGGGCTTTTGCTTCTTGACGACTACACCCAATGATGTTGGCAGTGTAGCTATGCACATCTGTGCCATCGTTGACATCGATGTAGGCTTGTGCATCTTTGGCAAGGAAACCGGCGACTCGAAACTCTAGTTGCGAGTAATCCCCCTCAAGTATAAATCCACCCTCGAAGCGGCTCTCGACAACCTTCCGTATAGCGAAGGTATTTCCACGTGGCATATTCTGAAAGTTAGGATTCCTACTCGAAAGGCGGCCCGTCGCCGTAACACACTGCATAAATTCTGGATGTATAAAACCGTTCTCATCCACATTGTTCTTCATTCCTTCTACAAAGGTTGACAGGTAAGTACGAAGCGCACTGTAACGCACATAGCTGGTAACGAACTCGTGGGCGTCACCAGACAAATCAGTCAGTCGGTTTTCTAGGGTAACCTTGTCGGTTTTGAATCCGGCGGATGCTGTATCCATCGGGTCACGAGGGACAAGCTTGAAGCCAGCAACCTCACTGGTAGGTACATATAGAACACCGGTTCCGTTGCAAGGTTTGCACACCCGCACGGCCTTTGCAAGAGTACCATCCTTACGCAACGGGTTGTAGCGTCCGTTTCCCCTACATTCACTACATTGGTGGCCCCGCGTTTTATAAACAACATCCGTCATGCGGCGCACAGTAGCATTGAACTCGCCACGCTTCATGCGAGTACGAATCTTGGGCTTCATGGTAGAGCCACGCATCTCGTGGCCCAAGTTAAATACACGGGACCATGTAGGCTTGTCCTTTACTCTGCGTGAGTAAAGCAACACGCTGCGATCATCGGGACTGGATAGGTTGATAGGAGTATCGCCCATAGCTTCCCGCGCCAGTTCGTTCAGGCGCACCTCTAGGGTGTCCATCTCTTCTTGGTATTCCCGTTCAATTTCTTCTAGGGTATTTAGATTGATCTTCAGGCCGCACTGCTCAATACGAGCAAGCACGTCAGTCATTTCAAGCGACAGCCGTAGTGTCGGTAATAAAGTCCGTTCCATTATATAGTTCCTCAAAGGTAGTGCCAAAGGCGTCAAGCTGTTTAACTGCAATTTCTTCTGTGGCAAGCACGTCAGCTTTTCCGTACTCTTCCACTATCTCCCACGGTATATCGTAGAATGTTTTGCCGTCCTTGAGATACGGCGCAACAAGGTCTTTCTCTTTGCGGGTAACGTCATACTTTTCTGCAAGAGCAGCAAGTCCAAGAGACCAACGCTGCGCTTTGGCAAGTATATATTCAGCCACCATCGTATCGTAGACTTTACCATCGTAAACAAAACCACACTCCCGTATCCATGATAAGTCAAACTTGATGTTTTGTCCAATGACCATATCAGCGTCCTTCAGGCATTGCTGAAAGGATGAAAAGGCATAGTCATCTGGTTTCTTTTCACTGTGGTAGAAGCAGTGATAGAACACTGTTGTCATACCTAGCCACTTGTAACCGACAGAAACAAGTCGGTTTCCGAAATAAGGTAGGGCAGTGGTGCCGCCGCTTTCCTTGTGTATGTGTGTTGTTTCCACATCGAAGGTTAGTATATTCATCAATAGTACACCCCTCGTTCTATATCTATCTGCCCGTTAATCATACCGTGCCAGCCGTTCAGCTTATTCTTAGATATGCAGATGTGCCGCACAGTATTCTCCACCTCACTAGAGCCGGTCTTGCCGATACCGATGATGATATCGGCTTCACCAGCTTTACCTGTCCGTGAATTGTCCAGCATCGAATAGTCAATCCACTGTCTGTCGTGAGCCTCATAGCTGGCCTGACTGACCGCCCACATAAGTAGTCGGTTTCGTTTAGCTATCTCACGGGCAACAACATACGTTTCCTTCAAGCGTTCATCACCACGATTATATTCACCAGATATACGAAACTTGTCAAGCTGGTCACAAAACATGACATCTGGCTTGTTTAGCTTGGCGTATTCGTCAACCTCTTCAACAGAGGTGCCAACCGAATCCATAATCGTCAACAACGGTTCGATCTCTTCTTTGTACCGAATAGCTAAAGTAGCTACTTTGGCTACCATCTCTTCCCGTGTCAGACCAAAGTACGACTGGATTATACGCAGCTTGATCTTGGGTGCCGGTTCTTCGTTAGCCCAATAGGTTACCTTAAACCCTTGTTTTATATAGGAAGCTGCAAGGAAGCAACAGAAGGTGGTCTTGCCAACTTCAGGCCGTGCAAATAGTATACCTAAGTTACCACGATCCAACCCGCCTAGATGCTCACCGATCAGATCGTAGGTGAAAGGGAAATCAGGGTCACCGGCTTCGTCCTCTAGTAACTGCTCAAAGTCCTGTTCCACTTTACTGTAGGTAGTCTTGTCGCTTATCCGACCATCTTCCACCGATTCGATCAAGCGGCGTAACTCACCAAACTCTTCACTGTCACCGGTAAAGATGTCGATAGCCTTTTCACCTATCAGTCGCGCACGATCACGCAACCAGAAGTTATTTACCAAATCAAGATGTAGTTCAGCGTTATCGGGGTTGCCTACATCTAAGGTATGAATAACCAACTGTACTTTGTTTCGGGTAGCTTCTGGCATAGCTGGATTGCGGTCATTAAATAGAGTGGACAATTCAGCAATCGTTAGGTCTTTGCCATACTTACTGTGCGAATAAGATAGCGTATCAAATATGTCACGCATCTCCCGTTCAAACATAGTCCTGTCAATGATGTTCTTTACCCGACCAAAGAAGTCGGCATTGAGACAGAAACCAAGTATCTGCTTATCAATCGATATAGGATCGTAAGAAGTCATCTCGTTCTTCCTTTGTTAAGTTTTTCAAATCTCGTTC